CCAGTAAGCGATTGTGTTGGTGAGGAGTATTATCTAACATATCAATTTACATCGAAAGAAACTGAAAAGGCTGGTCGTTATGTTGGTCAGTTTATCATTGAGTTTCTAGACGGAACAGGAACCCTTATCGTACCAATCGCCGAGGAATTATTTATAAACGTATTGGAGGGGACTATTAAAAAATAAAGAAGATTCAACTTAAGAAAACCATATTATAATATTGCATCTTAAATAAAAAAAGAGTATATTTGCTTAAGCTTATTCAAGCTTAAAAATAAAAACCAGTATTTTATTGCTTCTAGGCGATATCTTGTGTATCTTTGTAAAAATTTACATAGATGAGTCTAAGTCAAAAAGCGGTAAGCCCAGAGATTGTTGAGGCGTTCTTAGCTGGTAGTAATCCAAAAAAATATGTCGTTGCAATCGAAGCTAGTTATAACGAGCCTTTTGTTCAATTGATTGTTAATGACCCAGTTACGGGCAAAAAAATTGAGAAATACCCATACCGTCCATTCCTATGGTTTAGGAATGATGTAATCAAAACATTATATGGTGGCAAGCGAATGAAGGTCGTAGAGGCTTGTAAGAAGTATGATATAAAAATCACCAAACTCATAATCGGCGACGATGAAGGTAATGTGCCCGAAAGACTAGAAAATGGTTTTAGGTTCATGGCTACCTGTAAAAAATCCTACAACAATTTAGTAAACTTTTTCAAGGACGGCGGTATTGATGTATTCAAACAAACCGACGAGAGAGATTTTTTCATGTTCCCACCTGTTGAACAGTTTATGATTCAAACAGGAATAAGATTATTCAAGGGGATGGATGATTATGATGACTTACATAGGTTGCAGTTTGACCTTGAGACGACGGGGTTGTTCGGTAACAAACATGAGATTTTTGAAATCGGCGTTAGAGATAATAGAGGTTTCGAACATATATTAGAAGTGAGTGGGAATACACCACAAGAAAGAAGAGACTCTGAGAGGGAGATTATTATTAAGTTTTTCATGTTGATAGACACCATTAAACCAGACGTTATTACTGGTTATTTTTCGGAGGGTTTTGACTGGCAGTTCCTTGTTGATAGGTGCGAGCGATTAAACATACCAATCGAAAAAGTTGCAATTACATTAAACCATAATGTTAAATTTAAAAGGAAAAGTGCAACACTTAAGTTAGGTAATGAGTCTGAGAATTTTCTACAAACATATCTTTATGGTTATAATGTAATCGATATCATACACGCTGTTCGTAGGGCTCAAGCCATCAACACCGATATCAAGGCTTCTGGTCTAAAATATATCACACAATTCTCTGAGGTAGCAAAGCCAAATAGGGTCTACATACCTGGCGATAAGATATACACAATCTGGTCCGACAAGATAACCAAATACGCATATAATGACACCAACGGTGATTGGTTTAAGGTATCGGATAGAATGAGTTTAAAGGATGATTATAAGATTGTTACGGGCTCTTATTTAATTCAGAGATATCTATTGGATGATTTATGGGAGACAGAAAAAGTAGATAGCATCTTCAACCAAGCATCTTTCTTATTGGGTAAAATTCTGCCAACAACATATCAGAGAAGCTCAACAATGGGTACCGCTAGTCAGTGGAAACTAATCATGGCCGCATGGTCTTATGAACACGGATTAGCAATTCCTTGTACCGAAAAGAAGCGTGACTTTACTGGTGGTCTTTCTAGGTTATTAAAAGTTGGGTTCTCTAAAAAGGTGTCTAAAGAGGATTACGCTGCGCTTTATCCTAAGTGTGAGTTAACCCATGATATCTTCCCTAATTTGGATATCAGTGGTGTAATGAAAGGCTTATTAACATTCATTGTTGATACCCGTGATGAGTCTAAAAACCTCTATGGTGAAGAAAAGATTATTTGTAAGATGTTAGAACAAGAAATCAAGGACAATAAAGATTTATACACCAAAGAAGATTTAGCGAAGCTTAAGAAAAAATTAAAAGAACATAAAAGACTACAAAGTTTTTATGATAAGAAACAGTTACCACTTAAGATATTGGCTAACTCATGGTTTGGTGCCTATGGTGCTCCGCATATCTTTAATTGGGGTGATACCAATTGCGCTGAAGAAACGACTTGTCGTAGCCGTCAGTATTTGAGGCTAATGGTATGGTTCTTTGTTGAAAAACATGGCTTCGAAGCTTTGGTGCTTGATACCGATGGTTGTAACTTCTCAGCGCCTGAAAACCTTGAATCGATTCGTTATACTGCAACTGGAAAACATTGGAAGACAACCAAAGACGCTGGAAAAGAATTATGTGGGTTGGACGCTGTGTTGGCTGAATTCAATGAGACATATATGATTGGTAGAATGGGTCTTGATACTGATGATATCTACGATTCTACCATTAACTTCGCAAGAAAGAATTACGCTAACTTAGATACTAGTGGTAAGATTAAATTGGTTGGTAACTCAATCAAGTCTAAGAAGATGCCAGTGTATATTGAGGAGTTCTTAGCAAAGGCAATAAAGCTATTATTGAACGATAAAGGTAGGGAGTTTATTACTTTCTATCATGAATACGTTGATAAGATTTACAACTATAATATTCCGTTGGTTAAGATTGCTTCTAAGTCAAAGATAAAACAATCTATTAGTGATTATAAGAAGAGGGCTAGCAAGCTCAACAAAGCTGGTAAGCCGTTACCTAAGCAAGCTCATATGGAGTTAGCAATCAATGCTGGTATAGATGTTAATTTAGGTGATGTATTGTACTATGTTAATACTGGTACGTTAAAATCACACGGTGATTTAAAATCAACGAAAAATGACCAAGGTGGTACCGATGTGAAATTGAACTGTAAATTGATTGATGTTCTTGAGATTGAATCAAACATGGAAATGATTAGAGAGATGGATTCATTGCATAAGATTTTAATCGACACCACTGATGAAGAAAAGATAGCTGAGTTGGAAGCGAAGATAGCTGAGTTAGATGGTGGTTTGCTAACAGATGAATATAATGTTGCTAAGTATTTAGATGCGTTTAACAAAAAAATTAAACCCCTATTGGTTTGTTTTAACCCTGATGTTAGGTCTAAGATTTTATTAACTATTACCAAAGAAAAGAAAACAAAAATTGAAAAGTTAAGTGAGAAGTTTATCTTCACCAATGAAGAAGCCACGCTTACTTCTGGTATCCCTTATGATATAAATAAGGACCAAGATACATACGAAGATTTAATGACAATGGAGGATAAAGAATTTAAATTTTGGGAAAGGGTTGCTAGTGAGGGAAAGGTCCCAAACAATATTGACCCAGAGGTCTTTGCCGCAAATCTAGAGGATTATAAACAAAGAATGATTAAGGCGAGAGAAGATGGTATTCAGCATGATAAAGATTCGTTAGAGGATATATTTAAACACTTAGAATTAAAAGATTTAATCGATGTTGAAACTAAGCATGTGTTACCTAAGGATATTATGGTAATTGCAACTATCGATGATTTGGGTAATTTGGTTTCAAGGAAGTGGGATGTTATTCTTTGTCCATTGAATGATATCTTTAAATATGAGGAAGACGCTATTTTAAGAGACCAGTGGTATAAAACTAGGAATGAAAACTCTGATGATAGATATGAATTATGGTTAGATTATAAATTCGGACAATCAATCATTACCGCACCACTAGAAATTAAAGAGATAGCACCTGAGGTTGTGGAAATACTTAAGAGCAATGTCATTGATATAATTGTTGAAAAGGCTAACCCTAAGACAGATGATGAAGAAGACGAAGATGATGAGGGCGAGGAAGAAATTGCTGCCGATGAATTCCTACCCGAATTTCAGAAGGCCGAATTCGATGTAGATAGTAGAGTGGATACAAATATTGAAAGTGTTGTAGAAGTAGTCCCTGTGTTTAATGAAAAAGAAGCTGAGAAGGTCGTATCCGATTATGAAAAACAAAGACACTATGAAAGGACTGGTGAAGTCACGGTAGAAGATGAATGGAATTTCTAAATAAAAAAAGGGCTGTTATGGCCCTTTTTTATTTTAGTAAACCCAGAAGCCTAACGCCCTGTATTTTAAATGTCTGTTTAAATAATCCGATTCATTGGCGGCTCTTTCTAATTGACTGGTCGATGACATTCTAAGAAGTCTAGTATCAAGCCTTTCAAGTATCATTCTTCTTTCTTCGTTACCCTCAGTTATAAGCGTTTCATAATCCATCGTTCTTTCTGCTTCTGGTGGTCCTATAACACCGCCAAATTTACCCCTAGTTCTACCCAAGGCTCTTTTAGCTTCAGCAATAAATAATTGTCTGATAAGAGTTTTGGTTGGTTCGTTGAATTTTGAGAAATCTAATTTAGATAATGGAACCTCATTTGGAAGTTTTATAATATCTGGATTATCCAATCTGCATGCGTCCACATTATCTGGACCAGCGTCATAATAGTGATACCATACTTGGCAACCAGCAAGGCTGATTGAATTGCTAGCACCGCCGATTCCTTGACCAAAGGAAAGCTTTGAACCTGGGACGGATAACAAATGCAATAACCTAGTCCCATTAGGACCAGCCGTTACCTTATAAACCAATTCACTTCTAACTATTCTATTTTTAAGGTTCATATCGCCAGCCGTCAAAAGGATATCAAACGCTGGTGCGACGTAATAACCACTACGACCACCACCAGTACCCGTACCAGCCGTTCCTTGACCACCACCCATCTGGGCGAATCCACCACCAAACCCATAGTCAATACCCCCGTAATTGGCAAGCAATGCTTGGCTGACGGCGGTTGGTGTAATCCATAGGACTTCGTTGATTTCTCTACCAGCTGGTATTTCATAAACTTGCCTTCCAGCTTCTATGGTAACAAAATCTTTTTTAAGTTCCCACGGGCCATTGGTAGCGAGACCGACTTGTTTTGAATATGCGTATGTATATTGGCTCACTAAATCAAGTGACCTAACACTCATAGCGAATGCCATATCGGTTGTGTCGATGTTCTGGCCGAGTAAAGATTGCCATTGATGTTCTATTAACCATTCTTGAACATACTGAGCATAATCTTCAACTGAAATCTCCAATAAGGTACATAATACTTCATCTGGTAATTCAATAGCTCTAATCGGGGCACCCATTGAGTGTCTAAATTGTCTAAATATTTTGTCTTTTTCGTCTGTACTTACTGACATTGGGTTTATTTCTATATAAATATTAGAAACTTCTGAATTAACCTAAAATCTTCTTTGTCGTTTCAGCCGCCTCTTTAATGCTTTTAAATGAAACATTGGGGATAAGGAGTTGTTTTCCCACTTTTAACATGGGCACGTCATCACATTTGGTTATCTCAAATAACTTCTTGAATTCAGCCTCATTTTCTGGTAGGTTTACATTTACATCAACAAAGGGTATTCCTTCTTCGATTAATAAGTTTTTAAGTTCTGTGCAATATGGACACTGAGGTGTCGAGTATACTCTAGTCATTGATTTCATTCATTAATTCTTCGGTTCTTAGTGCAATCATTTCTTCATCAGATAGTTTATTGTCACCCATGATTGTGGCGATGACATCTTTTTTAGCCCTTACTGTTTCCCACATACGAGTTGATACGGTATCTTCGAATAATTGATACACAATATTAACATCGTTTTCTTGGCCGATTCTATAAGCTCTATCTTCAGCTTGTTCGTTGTTACCTGAAACCCAATCAAATGAGTTAAAGATTACATAGGTCCCCTCGGTTAGTGTAATACCAACACCAGCAGACCTAACGTTACCAATAAATATCTTGATAGCTGGATTATTTTGGAATGCATCGACAGAGGCTTGTTTATCCCTAGCACTCATAGGTCCATTATGTGTTACACAGTTTTTCCCGAAATGGTCAGCCAATTCGTTTAATTCGTCGGTGAAACTAGTGAAAATGATACACTTGCGGCCACTTTCTAACGCATTTTCAACCATTTCGATTGTTTCTGGGATAGCTTCCATGGCGATAAACTTGCGTAAAAGTATCAATTCGACCAAATCACGCTGAATAGGACCCTTTTTCTTCTCTTCTTTTCTCTTCTCGATGTAATCATCCCATAATTGGTCATATCTAGCCCAAGCCTTCTTATCCAATTGATGATAAAACGGTGTGATAATCTTGTCTGGCATGTCCAAAACGTCGGTTTTTAGTCTTCTAAGCATCAAATTCTTAGTTTTTGACGCTAATTCATCCAAATTCGACGCACCATCGGTGAGCCAGATTTGCCTTCTAGCACCATTTTTAAGCGTTCTGAAGAACTTTCTTCCTTCACAGTACCTAGTAGTGAAATATACCCAATTCTTCGCTATTGGGGCTTTAATTATCTTCAGTAGATTGAAAAAATCCATTGGTCGGTTAGCGATTGGTGTACCAGTAAGCAGCCAAACTTTTTCAATACCGAAATTAACGCTTAAATCGACCATTATCTCGCCACGGATGCTTTTATTGTTCTTAAGGTTGTGCGCCTCATCAACAATAAGCAAATCATACTTAGCATTGGCTAATTGTCTGTTTAAAACAACCGCAACATCCGATGGTTTCTTCTTTTTACCATCGCCTAATGTATGGAAATTTTTAAGAATGTCATAATTGATGATTGTGAACTTAGCTTTATCCCATATT